AGATAAACGACTACGCCGTGGTGCAAACTCTCGAGGACACGGACATCGGCATCGGTCAAAGCATCACGCTCGCAGGCTTAGGCCACGGATTAAACGGCCCCCATACCGTCTATGCAATCAACCCTTACTATTTTGAAGGCGTTGATGACGAAGGCGACCTGCTATTTGACTACGACGTTTACATCGGTAATCAGATTATTTTCTACGATGCCGGAACAGATCTGGAACGTGGTGCAGCGATCCCGACTGGGACGTTGACCTGGACTCAGACCTGCACATGGATCGTCGCAAACGACGTTCTTGCATGGCTCGGAATAAGTGTCGCCACCGCAAACGACACTGCTTTCGTAACTGCCTGCACGGAGGCCAGTTGCGCGTTCGCGTTTCGGCGTCGGAAGGAAGCAGGTTATTTTGACTCGCTCACTACCGTCCCAGGCGCGGACGTCAAACTCGGGACAACAATGCTCGCTGGAGCTCTTTATCGAGAGCGCGGAAGCGTTGACTCGTTCGCCAGTTTTGAAGCGATGAACATCCCAGGCACAGTCGGCTCAATGGGACAAATCAACCGTCTCCTCGGCGTCAATCGGAGCCAAGTCGCATGAGTGCCTCAGGCATCTTCGCAAGCGCCCAGAGCACCCTCGTAGCGTCGCTCACAGGACTCGGGCTGGCGGTCGTAACAGACTCGCGCAATGCTCGCCCGATGACAGTCTTTGTCGAGCCTCCCACGTTTACCTGCTTTAACAACAACATCGCCGAAATCACTTTCGGAGTGAGGATCCTCGCAGCGCCCCCAGGCAACAGCGACGCTAGCGACTACCTCATCACCACAGCCGACACGATCATGAACAGCGCGATCTCCCTCATCTCGGGGAGTCCTTCTGTCACGTCAATCGGATCACAAGATATCCCCTCATACGATCTAGTCGTTCGTGTGGGAACCTCAAGAAACCCATAGGAGAAATCATGGCAACAACCACCTACCTTTCACAGCCATCAGAGTTGAAAATTGCAACAGTAGATCTCACCGATCAGGCTTCGAGCATCAGTTTCACTCTTGGCAACAACCCACTTACCAGCACCGCTTTCGGCGATACTGGCGAACGCATGGTTGCAGGCCTTCAGACCGTAGAAGGCACAATCACGCTTTACATGTCATACGGCGCATCAGAAGTTGAAGGCGTCATTGCCGGACAGATCGGGCTTGGAACAACAACCATCGTCGTAAAAAAAGGTTCAGGGGCTATCGCAGCTGATAACCCAGAATGGACAATTTCCAACACGATGATCGCTAACTACCCAATCACCTACACCGTCGGCGAACTCCAAGTGATGGAGATCAGCTTCTCGGGTGGCACCTGGGTTCGCGACATTACCCCCTAATCCCATCCCTTACCGTGCAAAGGAAACCCCATGAAACTATCCATTAAGATCAACACAGGAGAAGGAGATTACGTTGTTGAAACTAATCTCTTTCATCTTGTGCAGCTCGAGCGGAAATATAAAGTCAAAGCGTCCGACCTCGCTAACGGTATCTCGATAGAGATGCTCGGCTACCTCGCCCACGAAGCAGCCAAACAGCAAGGACACAACCCCCCAGTCATTCTGGACGACTTCCTCAAAAAGTTAGTCAACCTTGAAGTACTGGAAACAGAGTCAGCAAACCCCACACAAGGGGATCAGTAGGGCGCAGCCTCGCCGAGTTACTTGTCGAGACTGGCTACTGGCCCCCATCCATCGAGTTCACTTACACAGATCTAAACACTGTGATAGATGTACTGAATAGACGCCGAAAGGATTAACGATGATCGAAATGAAATCAGAGATCAAAGGCGCGAAGCAGGCAATCATCTCGTTACGGAAAATAGATCCTGAGTATCGCAAAGACTTCAATCGTGAAGCCAAAAACATTGCAGCGCCACTTGTCGCCGACGCTAAATCCGAATACCCAGAGATGCCTCTTTCTGGCATGGCGAAACTCTGGACTAACAATGGGCGCGAGTTGTTGCCGTGGTCAGTGAGCAAAGTCCGCTCCGGCGTCAAATTGAAAACCTCTACGCGCAAAAACGCTTCAAGTGTCATCTACATAACGCAGGCAAACCCAGCAGGCGCAATCTTTGAAGTAGCAGGAAAAGCAAACCCTGGCAAAACATTCAACAAGAACCTACGTGCCAAAAAAGGTTTCATCTTGTGGCCTACAGCGGACAAACATCTCCCAGACGTGCAGCGCGGAATAGTCAAACTTGTAGAGGACGTCATGGACAAAGTTGAGAAGGAAATGCGCTAATGGCTATCAACATCCCGATCATTACCGACTTCAACGGCAAAGGCATCGACCTCGCTAACTCAGCCATCGGAGGCTTCGGCGGTTCAGCCACCAAAGTATTTAAGAACGTCGCCAAGTTTGCAGCGATCGGCGGAGCCGCGATAGCAGCAGGTCTCGGGGCGTCAGTTAAAGCAGCTGCAGAAGATGCTCAAGGGCAAGCCGTCCTAGCAAAGACTCTCAAGAACTCATCAAACTCCACCGACGACCAGATCTCTTCCATCGAGGATCTCATTTCCTCAATGACCTTGGCAACGGGCGTCGCCGACGACGACCTCAGAAACGGTCTCGGCACACTTGTTAGAGCCACAGGAAACTCGACTAAAGCCTTTGACCTGCTCAAAAGTGCCATGGATATTAGTGCAGCGACCGGCAAGCCGCTCGAGGCAACTACTTCCGCATTAGCAAAAGGCTACCTAGGTCAGATGGGCGCGCTAAAGAAGCTCGGCGTCCCACTTGATGCAAGCATCATCAAGTCAAAAGACTTCGCTGCAGCGATGGACGCAGTCAATGACACTTTCGGGGGGAGCCAGGAAGCACTTTCCAATAGCGCGGTCGGACGTTTTGACAGACTGAAGAACGCTTTTGGTGAGGCATCCGAAACACTCGGCACAGCACTACTCCCAGCGTTTGAAAAAATTGTCGGCTTTGCAACCACGACCCTGATCCCAGCCTTTGAAACTGTCTCAAAAGTCTTTGACGAAAAAGGTTTAGGCGGAGTTCTGCAATTGCTCGGCGACAAACTTAAAGAAGGCATCCCCATCGCTCTTGCCGGTCTAAAAGATCTTCTTGTAAAAATGGGCAACTGGATTGTCGATGAAGGCTTACCATTACTTGGCGCAAAACTAACCCTGCTTAAAGACAAGCTCACAGCCTGGATCAAAGAGTCAGGCCCAGAAGCCCTCACAGCTCTCGGCAAGTTCATCGGCGACATGATCAAATGGATCGTTAACGACGGCATCCCATTACTTATCAAAGCCACAGCAAAGCTCTCAGTCGCCCTCCTCAAATGGCTTGTTGATATCGGGCCCGATCTAATCAAAGGGCTCGCAGGGTTCGCGCTTGAATTGGCAAGATCTCTCGTGACTGCTGTTCTCGGCGCGTTCTCAGACCTTGGCAAGTTCGGTCTAGAGATCGGCAAAGCCTTTGCAAACGGCATCATCTCAGTCGTCAACACTCAGCTCATAGATCGCATTAACAGCCTGCTCGAGTTCACTATTGATCCTCCAGGCCCAGGGCCAAAAATAAAGATCAACCCTCCAGACATACCTCGGATCCCAATGCTTGCTGAAGGTGGCATCGTTACGGGCCCGACATTGGCGATGATCGGCGAGTCTGGCCCTGAGGCTGTGATCCCTCTTTCTGGGCGCAACATGCCGAACATGGGCAACAACATCACGATCAACGTCAACGGTGGAGACCCGAACGCAGTAGTCGCCGCGCTTAGAAGCTATATGCGCACAAACGGCTCCATCCCAATTAGAACGAGCAACATTTTCTAATGACTCTCGGACTACAAAGTTACAGCGTCTCCTATTCGACAGACAGCATTAACTACACCGCGCTCACAAATGTTCAAAACATTAATTTAACGATCGGTGTGCAAGCGCAACTAGACCAACTTCGAGCTAACACCGGCACGATAGAAATTAGATATCCGTCTGGGTATGCCTCGCCTATTGCGCAACTTGTGCAAGGCACTTTCATTAAAATAATGAATGTCACAAACCCAGCAGCGCCGTACTTGCTGTGGGTAGGGCGTATTTCAGACATCACCGTTCAGTACGGGATGCCGTACGTTTCAAACGTCGGCAACGCGGACTTTTTGACTATTGCAGTTGAAGGAAGTTTTGCGTCTCTGGGCCGTATGGCTGGGAACAACTATTCAATGGCAGCTGGAACACTTGCCACCCAATTAACCACCTGCGGCACTCAAACTGGTCTAGCGATCGGTTGGCTTGGTTCATCAACACAAGCCGGAGCAGCTGCAACTATTGACGGCACATGGGGAGACTGGTTAGCCAAAACTGCTCTATCGGCAAATGCGCGAATGTGGAACACAAAAGATAACAGTCTTTTTGATATCACAATTGTTAGTCCGTTTTATAATTACACGACACAAAACTATTTTAGCGACGTCAGACCACAGCCTGAAGTGTCAGCCAGTTATGACCAAATAACTTTTGAAGGTTACGCCGACAACTATTACACGCAGGTCAAAGTGCAGCCAGACGGTCTAGCAACGCAGACGGTCACGTTGTCAGGCGCGACAGCTCCTTTGCGTACTTATGTCGTAAACACAAACAACGCAACAACTGGGCAAGCATTGGACTTTGCTAACTATCTGTTGAACAACTACTCGACGCCCAAATTGGCGTTGGCGTCGGTTTCGTGTGTTGCCGAGGCACAGACACTAGACATGCTTTTAGACAAGTTTGCTGGCGTGACACAGAGCTTTGCGCGGATACCTGGAGTGCGTACGCGCGTCGAGTTTCGCGGCACTACCTATCAATGCCTAATTGAGGGCGTGACCATGTCGGCATCACCACAGGGCGCGAGGTTCACTTTTTATCTATCGGGAGCAGACTTGAATCAGTATCTAATACTCGACGAATTATTTTATGGCAAACTTGACTTGAATAGACTGGGGTACTAATGGCTATAAAAACTTTTACTACTGGCGAAGTGTTGACCGCAGCAGACACAAACACGTATCTAGCAAACAGCGGGCTTGTGTATGTTGCTCAAGCCTCGCCGACAGCGAACGCAACGATAAACATTGACAGCGTATTTACTAACGCATTCCGCAATTATTATGTGGTCATTCGTGGTACGGCATCTTCCGGATCTGCTGTTTATTTACGGTGGAGAGCAGCTGGGGCAACATTGACAGACAACATTTACAGCGTTGCAATGGGCAATTCCAACGGGACTACAGCGTTTGGCGGTGTAGCACGTTCTGACCAATACGCTTTATTTCCGGCAATGTACCCAACGTATCCAACCAATGTGACTATGACTGTTTTCAACCCGCAGGTAACGGATTACACAAGTTTTAATTTGCAAGCAAATTACCCAATCAGCGCAACAGATTTGGGACAAAGCATTCAGTCAGGCTCAAACAAAGTGACAACCGCTATTGACGGCTTCCAAGTGACAACTGCTGCAGCGCCGACGATTGCCATTACTTATTACATCTACGGGATAAGGAACTCATAATGAAACCACAAGTGACCACCGTTAACCATGAAACAAATACCGAAGAAGTACGCGACATGACACCAGAAGAACTAGCAGAAATAGAAGCGTTCAATGATCTGGCGGATTAGTTTTGTGGCGGTTTTGTTCGCGTCAATCCTCGTAGCGTGCGGAGACCGAACACGGCTGAACTGTGAACCGCGCACAAAGAACAAAGCACTCAGCCTGACCGTCTTTGAGACGACAACAACTACAGAGACCCCACAATATGGGACAGGTGGCAAATGCTAAAAAAACCCGAAAACAGACTTACTAACGAAGAGATCAAAGCGCGGATCGTCATGATCGTCGCGTGTGGCTTGACGCTTTCTTTCGTCGGCTCCGTGTTCACAATTCTCTACGGACTCCTCTTCGTGAGCCAGCCAGCGACAATGGCGGAACTTGACGCCCAGCAGATCAACATTCTTTCCTCGATGCTTCTCACCCTCTCGGGCGGACTTATAGGGTTGCTTGCTGGCAACGGTCTCAAAGACAAGCCGAAAGATAAACCAAATGACAACGCCTAAAGCAGCTGCAAAAACTAACGCCATGCCCTACACCGGCAACAAAGACGCCACCGCAAACGGCAAAGCCACCCCAGGCGCACACAAACTGCTTGACATTCTGGGCACCAAATGGGGCTTCAAGAACCTCGGGATCTACGCCTATCGTCCGATGCGCGGATCAACGATGCTCTCAGTACACGGCACAGGACGCGCTTTCGACGCTGGCTACAAACAATCCCAGCAAGAACTTGTCACCGAGATCTGTGACTGGCTTGCCGACAACCACGTCGCCCTCGGCATCGAGGAGATCCATCAGTACGTCTGGGGAACACACGGACGCGGTTTCCGCTGCAACCGTGACGGAAAGCCAGGCTGGAAAGAATGGGACGCCGAAAACAACGGAGGCCCTGGCGGATATTGGATTCATGTCGAGGTCTCCCCGACTTTTGCTCAGAACCCTCGACTTATTGTGCAGGCTTGGAAAAACACAATCCACACTTTCGTCACACCGATCGTGTAAGTTCTCTAACGTCACCTTCTATCCCTACTACGGAGGCACTAATGGCAGGCAAAATTATTCG